AAAGTTGCAAAGTGTGTTTTACTTTGATTTGTTCTAGCTAGTGTGCTACGACCTGTAAAGGTACTGTAGTTATCTCCTCCTCCAGCTACGCTGTCTTTATTTATTTGTAACCAACTATTTCCGTCTTGACTAAAATATATATTAGTTCCTGAAGCAGCAATAACTCCATCAGCATACACATGTAGTCCTAATATTTCATTAGAACTGTTAGGTCTTGTGCCATCTCCAAATTGCGAATAACCATTTATACGTCTGTATCCACCCTTTGTAGAGACTTCAAAGTTTTTTAATCTTGTTGCTTTTCCCGGAGTTTTTAAAAGTTCTAAAGAGTTACTAGACTTATCTAAACCACCTTGCAACGCAACTGAAAATGGTTGCGAAGCTGCCATTAGAAATAAATCCTATCATCTGTCATACTTTTTGGTTGTGGATTAATTAAATTAGATTTCATGTATTTCATACCTTTTTTATAATCATCTAATGCAAAAGCTGCTTGCTGTAAGTTTTCTTTAAACTGATGAACATAATAACGTGTTCTAGCTAATATAACAGGAGCATACTGATCAGGAAGAACAATAGCATCTCCGTGTGCTGATAAAGCAGTCGGTTTAGCATAAGCATAAAAATGCACATTATATACTTTATCAGGTATAGGACTAAGACCAAACTTACGATGATCAGGACTTCTTATAACATATTTAGGTTCACCATAATTTTGTGTGTCTGCATCATCAGCATTTTCAGAATCTCTTAAATATCTTCTCCAATCTGATAAAGATATAAATTTTAAACCTTTAGATGTGTAAGGAGCAGACTCACCTGATACACTAATTGTTGTAATATAAAAATCATCCCAATCTATAGAAGAGTAATCTGTAGTTATACTAGAGCTTCCTGATTTAAGTGTATACCATCGAGTTCCTGCTACAGTTGCTACAGTTACGTTACCGTAAAAAGGATCTGTACCTCCACTAGCTGCTGCTGCAAAAAAAGGTAATTGAGGTTCTTCATTAGCTATATCATTTAACGATCTATTAATTGATTCTTTAACAAAAGCTTGTATTCCTATAGCATCTGAAAAGTTTGACGATGTAAGTTGAACTTCGTTAAGCTCTCTTAAAGTTTCGTTAGTTAGTGTTAAATATGTTGTAGCCATTATTTACCCTTTTTCTTTTTACCAAAAATACGATCATAGTTATCAACGTACTTCTGTTTTGCTTCACCAGAATATGCGTTACCTAACAATCCTAAGACTCTAGTGCTTTTAGGCTTACTAGAGCCGTTTAGGATCATAGGATTTTTATCGTTACCTATTTGTGGCATTTTTAATCAGGGGTTGAACCGAGATGTAAAAACTCGACTAAGTAAGTAACTGTTGTAGCTGCCGTAGCAAGGTTATTTGCTAGTGGCTTAAGACGAGCATATAGTGTACGAGCAGAAGCACTATACAACGTAGATGCTATAACAATAGCTTCTGAAGTTGCTGGTCCTCCTACAACACCTGCTGTTACTCCTGTTCCTACAAAAGCGTTAGCTGCGTGTCCGTGTGAGTCTTGAATAATATACAAAGGTGCGTTTGCTGTCCAAGTTACTGCTGATCCACCATCATCTAAGATAGCTTTTTCATCAATAATTTGACCACCACCTGCTGCAGTACCTAAATCAAAATCAACATCATCGCCTGAAGCTCCTGCTGTAACAATGTTACCTGCTGGAATGGCAATAAGATTTCTGATAATAGTATCGGCTGGTTGTGTAAATGAAACATCGTAAGTAGCGTCAGCAGTAACTGCAATAGTTCCTGTTGTAGCTGAAGTCCACGAAGTACATATGTTGTCAGCAATTTTCCCAACATCGACTGTTCTAGCTGAGTTGCGCCCTGTATCTCTTACTTTAAATACTGGGTTTGACATTTTGTGTCTCCTTTATCTTTAAAAGATAAGTTAGTGTTAATAAAATTTGTACTCTAAAAAAGAAAGGGAGGCTTTTACACCTCCCAAATCTGTTTAGTCAATACCGTAGAAAGCAGAAACTAAGGCTTCAGGACGTAGTACTTTTCCACCATAAACATGGAGTCCTCGTACGATGTCACCAAAGCTATCAGGATCTCTGATTACTTCAGTACTTGTTATAGTCTGAGCAGTAGCTGTAGAAGACATGTGACCAGCAATACATTTGCCAGCAGCATTAGTTGTGCTTGCAATGTTGTTTGATTTGTACATGTCGAATCCACGCAGTTTCCCACTTGAGACTAGACCATTTCTAATAGAACCTTGACCTGCGTTGTAATCAACAGACAAAAGTTTTGACGATGAACTTGCAAGAACTTCGTAGAAATCAGGTGATGCTAAGAACCATCTACCTTCTTCTGGAATGTTCTGTTCGTCAAGCAAACGAGCCATATGTGATAATACGTCAATAGGATCGTGTTCACTTGATGCAAAACCGATGTCAAGATTACCAGTTCCATCAAATGTGCCTGCTGCTAGGTCAGTAGCGTTGTCAGAACCAAGAATGTGGTTAGGACTTGATGCAGATACACCTGAGAACATAGTAGCAATTACACCTTCATCATAAGCATCACGAAGAGCGTATGCTGCAGATGAACTAGCTACTTCTTTAAAGTTCACATGAGACATTGAAGTTTCAATATCATCAACGATGAATTTAAATGCGTTAGCTGTATCAACTACAAGAGTCAACTCTTGATCAGTTAATTTAGTTGCTGTAACGTCTGCACCACGTTCGTACTGGTACACAGTGATTTCAGGTTCTTTTATAATCTTTACGGAATCTCCGAAAGCGGCAATCTCACCAGCGTAATCTGTGTTGGTGATCGCTTCTACAACCGAAGCCTTTCTAAAGAAGTTAAGAACCTTTTTAGAGTAGACTGCAGGAAGGAAAAACGAATTATTTTGACCACTTACGGAGTTCGCAAAGTTAGCGTTAGTATCGGTACTTGGTTCAAAGTACTGATCTGATTGGTTATAAGCCATTTTACTTCTCCATTATTTTATCAAATTAAAAGTTAGTTTTTATTTAACTACTCTGCCTTCGTGAATTGCTTTTCCGATTTCTTCTTCGTACTTGTCAAAATCTTGAATAGACATTGCAGCTATTTCCCTTTCAGTCCAAATTTTTTCTTGCTGTGGTTCAACGGCTGTTGTTTTAGTTGAAACCATATCAGCAGCAGATTTATTGGACTTTTGAGTTTTAGGCTTACGAGCTGTTTTAGCTATACCCATATCTCTTTTATATAAATCTAAAGCACGACTTGCGAGATCACCATCATTAGAATTTTTATATATCCAATCTTGAATTGATTCAGGTTGAGATTTAGCCCAACTATGAAACTCATCACTATTTCTAATATCTTCAAAATCAGGATGATTCTGTGTCAATTTAGAATGTGCTTCTTTAGCAATTAATTCTGTTTCACGTTCTTGTAACCGTGCTAATCGTTCTTCTAAAGTTTTAGTCTTTTCAGAACTTTGCATGTGTGCTACAGTTTCAACTACTTCGTAAACATCTGGATATTGTTCTCTAAACTTTTCTAGTTCTTCTGGAGACTTTGGAGCTTTATACTCAGGCATATTTTTAGCTGCCTGTTCTAAAAGTTCTTGTTCTCTAGATTTAAACTCGTTAAGTTTAGAATCGTAATGTGATTTTAAATCATCATATCTTTTTTTGTAATCAGGTGAACTTTTCGTTTCCTTTTTACTTTGCTTTGGTTCTTCCGAAGATTCAACTTTTGATTGAGGTTCTTCAAAGAATGCACCGTCAGCAGATACAAACGGCTTATCTTTCTTGTTATGCCAATCTTTATCAGCGTTATAAGGGTTTGCTTTTTTTGCTTGTGTTGCCATTTCTTACTCCTACTCAGGGCTTTCTCAACAAAGTGGCTGCTAATGTCGACTTATGCAGGGTTTGTTTTTTGTAAAGGTAGCCTTTCGGTTTATGTTATGATAAAGGGCTTAGTAAACTAAGGTGGCTTTATCGTTATTGCAAACGTGGGTTAGTAGACATCATACCTTTTTTAATTTCATCTTCAGCTATGTCTTTATCAACAGGCTTTCCAAATCTATCAACTTTAGTTTCTTCTACTTCACCACCTTCTTGCATTTCTTGTCTTCCTGCATCAGCTTGCATTTCAGCATCTTTCATCATACTTTGTAATCTGTCTGCGCCTATTTGCTCTGTTGCTTTTGCAGTAAAAACAAACTCACCATCCGATAACCTTGCAGGTATCGAATCGGAGACTCCAGAACCCGGACCTTCAACTGGTCCTGATCCTGCGAATTCTGTTGCTGTGTCCATAACTTTGTCAAATACGACACTAAGTTCTGGTTCAGACTCTAATTTATCCATTAAAAATTTTTGTTCTTCTGGAGAAAGAGATTGTTCTACGATAAAGTCTACATATCCATCTTCCATTTCTTTATCTGACTCCATCTCTGCAGTTATTGGAGATACGGAAATACCTAGACCTACCATTTGTTTGTCTACTTCTTTACCTTCCGCATAAGTGTAACGAGTCTTAGCAGGCTTCATTACTTTTCCGCCTTTTGCTAATAAACCTCTTGCTTCTTCTTCTGAAACACCTTCCTCTAACATTTTTATGTCAGTTTCTAATTCATCTATATATGATTCTAAAAAATCTTCTTTATCAATTTGACTATCGTCAACTGCAGTTTTTTTTAAATCTTGTAAATCTCTTTCAGCTTTTACTAAATCTTCTTTCATTCTATCTAATTTAATTTCATCTTTATTTGTTAAACCAGATTCGTTTGCAATTTTTCTTTTAGTAGATTTAGACATAGCTTTTTTTGTAGCTTTTGCTAAAACACCACCGACAGCTTTTCTTTCTCTAACTCCTCTACCTATAAGTACATCAGCAAAAGTTGTTTCACCGTCTTTATTAAGGTCTGGAAATTCTTTTTTCTTTGCCATATTATCTCTCTTTAAGTGTTTGTCTGACTACGCTAGGCAGGTTCTCTAAGCGTACCAGAGAATTGATCTTCCCCTGACTGCGGAATATTTCCTGTTCCGATGTTGCCACCACCAGTGCCTGTAACTCCAATGTCTTGAGGTGGTTGAGGTATTCCTCCAATGCTTCCCATTGTTTGCTGTTGACTATCGGGTTGAGTTTCTGGGCTTGTTTCTTGTTGAGCATTTTGCATTCCTATTATCTGAGCCATGATAGCTGCTTCTTCAGGATCGTTGAGTATTTCATCTGGATCTAAATCTAAGCTATAGGCTAGTTCACTTACAAGTTTAGAAATCTTAACAAACGGAGCAATAGCAGGACTTTGTGCAGTTTGTAAAAACATAGTTAGTCTTTGACTTCGTACTTCTTTTTGCATCAAGCTATTTGTTCCAGTAGCTTTAACTTCTAAATCACCTTTCACATCTATAGAATCTTCTAAGAATTGCATATTCCATTGAAAGTATGATTCACCTAAAGGCTTCAATAAAAAATCATCTAGGTTTTTAACAACTGTTTTTATATTTAAACTAGAAGCACCTAATAGCATTGACATACCAGAAGCTGTTCTTGTCATACTTTGAACACCTGTTTGTCCGTGACTGTAACTAGGTATTCCAGTTTGTTCGTCTGCAAGTTGTCTAAACTTATCAAACATCATCATATTTTCTTGTGCTGTATTAGGAAACTTTAAACCATATATAGATTGTCCGGGCATCCCAGACTGTCTACGGAATATTTTTCCGGGATATATTTCCATTGATTGTCCACCGACTAAAGCAGACTCATCTACATCAAAAACAATAGAACCTGCTAGAGCTAAGTTATCTATAGCCATTCTAGCGTGTCCGTTCATAATCTGTTGAGAATCATTCATGTTCTCAGCAACACCAATACCAAAGAAGTTGTATGGGTTTCTTTCATAAGGGAAAGCATTGTAAGGAATACGATAAGGTGTAAACGGATTAATAACTGCTCTTAACAGTTTACCACCTGTAACCCAAGCATTGATCTGTACTTCATCTAGATCATCTACTTCTTCACCTAGTTCTATTCCTACTTCTCTAGCATACTCGGCATCCATAATTCCCCAATATTCGAGAACTTCGTAGTTAGAGCTATACTCTTCTTCTGTA